CTCTTGCCCTGCTCTTTGGCCAGCCGCTTCAGGTTGCTGATCGTGTCCTTCTTCAGCAGGGTCTCGGCCATCTGATCCGGGCCGAGGGTGTCCAGCGCTTCTTGGATGTTGCGCAGATTGATCTGCATCGACTTGTTGCGCTCGCCGCCGAACGTGATGTTCGGGTCGATACGTCCGTCGCGGCGGAACTGCTCCATCACACGCGAGGCGAAGCGGAAGTTGTCGGCGACCTTGGCGCCGTCCGAGGTGATGGCGATCAGCGCGGTGAAAAAGTCGCGGGCGGCCTGCTGCGATCCGAGCGCTGCGACGCCCGGCAAGCTCGTGTCCAGATCGCCGATCAGCTCAGGGAATGCGCCGCCGAAGACGTCGAGGGCACGCTGGAACTTCTCGGAGTACCAGCCGACAGCCGAGCGCTCGGGATTGAGCCGCGCCTGCTCGACCTCAAACATGACTTCTTCGACCGCCCAGTCGGAAATCCGATCGGCAGCCTCGTCGCTGTAATCCCCGCGTTCGATTGTGCCGAACTGCTCACGCTGACGGCCCTCGAGAGCGGCAGCCACCTCGCGGGTGCTGGGTGCGCGGCCTTCGGCAGGCACTGCCAGCTGTTCTTCGCCGCGGCGGATCGTGGCGGTCTGCATGAACGTCGGCCCGGCGGCTGCCGGTACAATCGCATCCTCAAGCGCCTGCAGCGCCGCGGTCAGCCGCTGGGCGTCTTCGGCGCTGATGGTGCCCGTGGGGTCGACAGGGACGCCAAGGGTCTGCAGCGCCAACGTTACTTCGGGCGTAACTGGCAGCGTGACCGGACCACCGGCTTGCGCCTGCGTGATCGCGTCATTGATGATGGCGACGGTCTCGTCGGGGATCTGCAGCTGCGCTGCCTCTGCTGCGGCCTCAGCACGCGCCATCTGGCGCGGGCCCTCAACCCGAAAGCCGAAACGGCGATACAGGTCAAGCCCGCTGTCTTCGCCATAGCGCTGGGCCATGGTCTCAAAGAACGCGGTCGACAATGCGGCGTTGGCCTCTGCCTCGCGCTGTGACCGTCCTGCGCTGCGCAGCTGAGCATAGATCGCGTCGTACACCTGCCGGCGCTCTGGCGCCATCTCAGCCATGCGGCTCTGCTCTTGGATCTGCTGCTGGATCTCGTTGTAGGTCTGATTGATGCTCTGCGCTTCGGCAGGCGTCGCGCCTGCGGGCGTGAACGAGCCGTTCTCGCGCAGGAAGTCGCCGTCGGTGCCACGCAGCCCGGCGCGAGCCAAGCCCTCGGCGGTGACAGAGATGCGCCCGCCCGATGCCAGCGCAGCCTCGAAGTCTTCGGCTGTACCCCCGAGCTTGATGACCTCAGCGACCGGGTCTTTGTTCTGGCTCTGGAAGAACGTGTTGAGGTCTTCGGCTTGGAAGAACACCGGCACCCGGCTCAGGCCGAGGCGTTCCGCCAGCTGCTGGAACTTGGTGGGCGAGCGGGTCGCCAGCTGCAGGTTCTCGGTGACGCCTGCAAGCTCTTCCATGTTCTGCACGGTCTGCCCAGCGTCGCGCAGCTCGCGCGAGATCCGCTCGAGCACGATCTGCTGTCGGGCGCCAAGGCCCCCGCCGATGACGCCACCGCCGACAAGGCCGGCCATCGCGGCATTGAACGCCTCGAGCAAGGTCTCGTCAGTCCAGCGGAAGTCTTCGCCTTCGACGCCGGCCTTCTCGAGGAAGTACTGCGCTCCCTCTTGGAAGAACTCTTCGACGGCGTTGGCGCCGACCTCGCGCCCAATGCGGCGCAGGTAACCCTGCGACACGCGCTCGAGCACCTGCTGCCCCACTTCGCTGTATGCCTGCCGGGTGAGTGCCCGCCCTGCCGCACCGCGCAGGAAGCGCGCTGCCGGGCCCAGTGCGATCTCGACGCCACCGGATAGGGCGCCGAACAGGCGCGCCCGTGCGACCTCCTCGGTCGTGTACGGTGCGTCTTGGATGGCTTGCTCGGTGGTGATGCCGCTGAAGCCGCGGGCGGTGCCATAGGTGAACACCGCAGCACCACCGCCTGCCGGGCCACCGATCAGGAAACCGCCAGCGCCGATCGCAAGCGCGCTGCCTGCGTCGATGACAGCCTGCGTGCCGGTGAACGATGCCCATTCGGCAAGGCTGCGGAAGTCGCGGATGTCGGTGAAGTTGACGGTGCGGCCTGCCGCCAGCAGGCCTTGGCTTTCGCTGTAGTCGCGCAGCACGTCCCGCAGATAGTCGACGCTGGCCTCGCTGCCTGCAATCACCTGTGCCGCCCGCTCGCGCTCTGCTGCCCGCGCCTCTGGCGACATGGCGGCATAGCGCTGCAACTGCAGGATCGACGCCCGGGCATTGCGCCCGTCGCCGGTGGCGAGTAGCTCATAATTCGGAATGACGCCTTCGGTCAGCTGATCCTCGAGCGCGCGCAGCGTGCCGAGATAGTCGATCTGCGCCTCGAGGTCTGTCTGCCGACCTGCCAGCTGGAACGACGGGCGCATTGACCGCATGCTCAGCCACCATGAGCGCGCGGCTGCCGAGATGTTGCCAGAGCCGGTGGCGTCGCGCACAAGGCGCTCGCTGGTCAGCTCCCAGTCGACAATGCTCGGCACCTCGTCGAGCACAAGCCCGGCGTTCTCCGGCGCCTCGTTCATCCACTCGGTGGTGATCGGCCCAGCCAGCAGCGCGCCAGCATTGCGCTGCTCCTGATAGAGCCGCTGGAACCCGCCCGGATCTTGAACAACAGTCGACGGCGCGACGCCAGTGATCATCTGGCTTTCGACGGCGCGACCGATGATGTCGGGCGCGGCCTGCGCTGCCGACGCGCTTTGCGCCGCCAGCCCGGCTGTCATGCGTTTGTTGTTCTCGATCAGCTCGAATAGGTTCATGGCAGCCTGCTTGCGTTGAGGAGGCGCGTGAGCTCTTCAAACGCCAGCCGTTGTCCTTGTACGCCCTCGACGCCAGACAGGCGCTGCAGGATCATCCGGCGGTCCATCTCGTCGAGCGTGGCCTGCAGAGGCACTGCCTGCAATAAAGCAAGCCGATGCCCTTCCGTCAACGCAATGGGGGCGCCGCCAGTAAAGTTGAGTTGCTGGTTCATATACAGCAAATAATTCAGCGCCATTGGTGGCGTCAGCTGGAGTGCTACTGCTGGCATATCCCGCTCAGCAAACCACGGACGGAACGACTGCTCAATCATCGCCATCTGCATGGGCTCGCTGCTAAATGTCGTTTCTGGCGTAAGCTCAGGCTCCGGCAGCTCGGTGGGCGGCGTGTACATCTGCTCCATAAGCGGCGAGCGCGGGCGCGTTAGCTCTGGCGGCGTGGTCGGTGCCTCGGGCGCATTGGCGCCTTCAAGCTGGGCGCGCACGATGTCGCCCGTCTCGACCATAGCCTGCAGCATCGCCGCGCCGCCCGGGCCAGCCAGCTGGCGACGGAACACGGTGTAAATCTGTTCAAGCAGCGCCGATGGCGTGGGGGGAACACCGTTGTTGAGGCTCGTCAGGTCAGTTTCAATCATGGCGATTGTTTCTGGATTGACATTGATTGTGCCGATGCCTGTAATCGGGATCGACAAGCGCTCTTCGCCGGTGACCAGCTGGTCGATCGTAAAGCCTTCCTGATCGTCGATGGTCGAAATCAGCTCAAGAAACGAAGCATCGTCGAAGTCTGGCAAGCCGCTGATGTCGACATCCTGCATCAGCTGGCGACCGATGTTACCGATCATCTCATCGAGCAGTGTCGGGTTTTGAACGATCTCCGTTCGCTGCGCATCGCTCATGGAGGAGAGCTGAGCGCGCAGCTGCGGGCGCAGGAGGCGCAGTGCTTCGGCCTCCATGCGGGCCGATACCTCGGCACGCTCTGCGGCATCGCGATAGCGGGCGGTCAGCCCGGCGTAGCCTTGGATCACGTCAGGCAGCACGCCGTTGATGCGCGTCTGTGTCACCTCAGACATCAGCGTGTTGACGCTGCGGGCGGCTTCGCTTTCTGCGCCGGCAGTTGCCGTCTCGGCGCGCAGGCTCTGCTGCAGTGTCTGCAGAGACCGAAAGTCCGATACCGAAAGATTGGGCTGCGCGGCGATGAGCGCCCCCGGGTCGTTGGCAGCAGCTGATCGGATTTCAGGGAATGGGCTGGTCAGGCGGGTGTAGAGCTCGTTGTAGATCGATTGGTCGGTCACGCGCTCGGCGCCGCTGCGCACCTGCTCGATGTAGCGGCGGGCGGCGGCAGCGTCGGTGCCAAGGGCTTGGATCGCCTCTGGCGTCAGGTAGGTCGCCACGTCGCCAAGAACGCCGCTGCCTTCCTGCTGGGCCCGGTAGTCGATCTCGACCTGCGTGTAGATGTCCGTCAGGATCTGGGCCCGCTCACGGCTCTGCATGGCGTCTTGGAAGCGGATGTCAGCGACATAGGCCTCCTGCGCCCGGGCGCGCACCTCGGGATCGGCGATCGAGCTGATGTAGTCGCCGCCGGTGGCGGCTGCAGTGGTCGGGGACCATGACCCCCGCGCCATGCCGCTGGTCAGCGCGCGCAGCTGCACCTCGTTCAGCCCATTCCAGCCCGCCTCGTGCCCGGCATAGGTCCAGATCGTCGGGCTGTCGCCCTCGCGCATGTCGATATGCATGGTGCCGTTGCCGAAGCCAAAGCCGCGGAAACCGAGCTGCATCGCCTCCTGCACCAGCATCAGGCGCTCTTGGTAGTTCATGTTGGTGATGTCGATGTCGAGCGCGGCGCCTTGGAAGTGCTGCGACCCGGGCGTCTCCCCCTCGCGGCTAATGCCAGCGCGGGCGATCGCATCGCGGATGACGAGCGTGCGCCCAAGGCGGCGCTGCAGCACCATGAACGGCCCGCGCAGCATCTCGTCCATCGTGACAGCAGCGTCTGGGTTGGTCAGGCGCGATGCGCCATCGAGAGACCCGATCAGCGGGTTGGTGCCACCAGCCACAGCCAGCGGCATGCCGTTGTAGTCGATGATCTGCGCACCTGCGGAGCTGGCATTGCCTACCTGCGGCACGAACATCGGCGCGATGCCGGTGCGCTCGGTGACCGCGGCGGCCTCTGCCTCGGACAGGGCGCGCTGGTTAATGCTGGCCTCGCGGATCTGCGGATACAGCTCGGCGTAGGTGTCAGGGTCGATCTGGTCGGCGTAATCCTCCAGCAGCGCCAAAGCTGCCCCGGGCTGGCGGAACTGCGGGCCTGCGAGCGTGGCGACGCGCGCGCCCACGGCGGCTGTTAGTGCCTCCTGTTGCCGGTTGGCCGCCGGGGTGCCGAGCTCGGTGCCGCTCTCACCAGACAATACCGACGCCTGCGTGGTGCTGGTCAGGATGCGCCCGACCTGCTGATTGAACACTTCGTCATTCGTCGGGTCGCGCATGATCTGGTCAAGCGCGTCTTCGACGTTGGCCTCAAGCAGGCTGACCTCGTACTGGCGACGCTGACTGGTCTCGTGCGAGATCACGCGCGTCGTGACGGACTGGGTCTCCTGCTGCAACAGGGTGCGCAGCGCAAGGCGGCCAGAGGCGGTCAGGCGATTGCCGTACCGCTGCTCCATGATGCTGGCGAACTCTTCTGCGCTGGCGATTGTCCGATCGGTAGCGCCAACGGCGTTGCCGCCTTCCTGCCGCAGCACGCCGCTGTCTGGATTGAAGACACCGTTGCGCCAGTCGTTGATGTCGTTCTGCGCCTCGAGCATGACGGTCTCTTGCTCACGGCGCCCGAACTCTGCAGCCACGTTGCCAAGGGCCTCGCCGATGCGCCCGAGCTGGCGGGCGTTGAACGACAGATCAGGCAGTCTGGTCTGCTGGAACGGCGTCTGAGCGGCGACGGTCTCGACGCCCCCGAGCTGCTGCGGGCCTTGTGTTACAGGTGTCGGTACGCGAACCATTCAGGGCCCCCTTAGAATAGCAAGTCTGCGTTGCGTGAAAGCCCACTCAAGCCTGCGCTCAGCCCCGCTAAGCCGGGGCTGATACTTTTGGCTTCCAAATCAAATAGACCGGCCTGCGCTTCGTATTGCGTGCCCTGAATGCGGGCACGGCGGCTCTCACGAGCAATGTTGCCTTCGAGTGTCAGGATATCCATCTGCCCGGCGACCGTCAGGTCATCGAGCAGCAATGCCGGCGTGGTGCCGGGTGCGTCATCGGTCAATAGGCCTGCACCGGCAATGGCAGCGCGGGCGCTGCCGATAGTCTGGCTCAGGGCGCGGCGGCGCTCAGCAAGAGCGACGTCACCGCGGTCTTCCACATCCTGTGCGTTTTGTTCGGCGATGATGGCGTTATTGCGCGCGACCGCAGCATTGTATTCAGCCTGAGCCTTCTGGGCATTGGCCTGTTGAATAGCCCCAACAACCGACACTGCTGTGGAGAGGGCCGCGAGGGCGACAGTAAAGCACATTATGCGGCCTCCTTCTTATGCACAGTGCCCGCGCTCTCATAGCCCATGCGCTGCAATACGTTGCTGACAGCTTGATTGTCGACGCCAGCATACACGACAGGGCGCAAAACGTCAGCGCCGTTTTCGTGGGCCCACTTTTCGAAGGCACGCAGCAGCATGATGCCAGCCCGTGACCCCCGATCTGCCTCGCGCACATAGAACGCATGGTCGACGGCGACCTGCACATCGATCCACAGATCTTGCACGATCTCGCCGACGAATGCGCCCACGAGCTCGCCGCTGACCTCGTAGCCGATCGACAGCGCCTCGGGCACCTCGATCAGCCGGGTGAGGATGTAAGCGACGCGGGCCTCATCCATGGGATAAGCGGCATAGACGCCGGTGCGGTGCATCTCACGCGCCAGCTCAAGCAGCTGCGGCAGGTCGTCGTGGTTCAGGTCTCGGATCATCAGTTGCCCCCCACAGCCACGTCAGGCGTGACGGACAAGATCGTCATCGGCAGCGGCGAGCGCTGCTCGATCACGACCTGCTTCTCTTTGCTCCAGTCGGCCTTCAGCGTGACGTTGATGTCTTCGGTCACCATGGGTAGCGGCTGCCCGTAGCCGCTCGGCAGCCCGAATTTGGCTTCGCGCATCTGATCAGGCGTCGGCCCAGTCCACATGCCCATCGTGCGCTCGACCTGCACGGTCAGGCGGTTGATGTTCATCGTGCGCTTGTCGACGGTGTTGCTGCCGCCGTAGGTCGAGATCGGCAGCGTGATCATCTGGCATGTATAGGGCAGGCCGACGTGCACGCGGCTGGCAGGCGTGCTGAGCGTGATCGAGCCGCCGGTGACGGTCAGCCCGGTCTCGGCATAGCCGTTGGCGGCGGCCACCACCTCTGCTCCCTCAAGGTGAGACAGCCCGGACAAGGTGGTGACCGCCTTTCTGGCCACGCCGCCGGAAGAGTAAGCAGCGAAGCCAGAACCGTCATACCCCGAGCCGTTCAGGTTGAGCTCGAAGGTGTTCGTCGTGGCGTTCGCCACCGTGAAGCCGGTGCCGGTGAAATCCGCAGATGCCACTTCGCGCCGGGTGTTGCTGCTGGATACCTCGAACACGTCCGAGATGTCGACGATGTCGCCGTTGCTCAGGCCGTGTGCAGGCGCGGTGACGACCACAGGGTTGGCTGCGGTCATGTTGGTGATGGTGATCGGCACGTCGAGAGACAGGCCAGCATCGACGCAGAAGGCGTCCTGCAGATCGCTGAACTCGCGCTCGTCAAGGCGCTCGATGAACTGCTTGACCGTTCCGTTGATCGTGCGCTGCACGAGGAAATAGGCGATGTCCTTGTTGCCTTCGCGCACGACAGCGACGCTCTTGAAATCTCCGAGCGTCGTGGCCCGCGTCCAAGCATAGACCTCTTGCTCGTTCTGGTACGTCAGCACCAGCGCGGTGCCGTCATCGCGGATCAGCCAAATCAGGTCGTAGGGAGACGGGGCGAAGGCCCAGTCGACGATCTGGTTGTAATCAAGCAGGTGGCGCGCCAGCACCGTGATGTCGCGGCCCGTGAACTTGTCGGTGGCGAACTCGTAGGACAGCTCGCGGATGAAGTTTCCGGGGGCCATGTAGAGTGCGAGATCGCCAGCCACGATCGGGCGCAGGGCGGTCGATCCGTAATAGCTCTGCGGCTTGATGTTGATTGTCGATGGCGTGAAGGCCGCATCGCCCGCACCTTTGACGCGGAACTCTGCGCCGGTCGTCAGGATGACCAGATCGCTCAGCGGGATGATGTGGCGGATCTCGTTGATCCGGCGCGCCGCCAGCGTGGCAATGATCGCGTCGTCATCGCGCAGCGGCGTCGAGGTGGCGAAGTTGTAGAACACGCCAGTCTGCGTCATCCAGAAGCGGTTCGGAAATGCGTCGGAGTTGGCGTAGATCTGGCGCTGTTGAAAGAAGCCGGTGGTGCTGGGCCAGAAGCCGGCGCCCTCTTCGAACGGATTGACGGCGATCGGCGCGGTGTCGCCGGTGTCGGCCTCGATGAAATCGTCATTGAACGTCAGGTCATCGGTGCGCCCGATGAAGCCATACAGGCCGCTCTCGTCGGCCCGGTAGACGTTGTAGGTGTCAGCGTCCGCAGCTGCTGCCCATGTAATGGTGTTGTCCCACGCCTGCGCTGTGGCGACCGCAGTCACAAAAGCCGTACGCATGGTGCCGCCGCTGGTGTAGGCGGTGTAGCCTGTGCTGTCGATCGGCGCGCGGCTGGTGCTCATCAGCTCGATGGTCGTGCCGCTGGGCGCGTCGAGGACGAGATAACGGCGACCATTGAGCTCAGTCATGCCGACGATGCCGTCGATGTAGATCTCGTCGCCATAGTCGAGATTGTGCGCAGAGCCGAACGTGACCACAGCCGGGTTGGCCTGCGTCACGCCGGTGATCGCCAGCGTCGCGTTGGACAGCGCCGACAGGCTCTCTTCGAAGGTGTCGCGGTTGTTGGCGGTCACCTTGTACTTCAGCGTGTCGCCATTGACGGCCCATGTGCCGCCGCTCGAGTACGCACCGAAGCCGGTGCTGTCCTCGCCCTCGAGGCGGAACGTGTCGCCATCGATTGCAGTGATGCGGTAGGTGTTGCCGTTGACCTCGGTCATGCCTACGACGCCGGTGATCTCGATCTCGGCACCTGTTGCCAGCCCGTGACTGGTCGACGTGACCACAGCCGGGTTCGCCTGCGTGATGCCGCTGATGCCGCCGCTCTGGGTGTAGTTGTTGGTCAGCGCCAGTGCGGTGGGCGCGACTTGGCTGGGCGCAAACGAGATCTCGGTCAGCGTCCAGTTGGTGTTGGTGATGCGCACCAGCTCGCGCGGCGCGTAGTTCGGGTGCACGATCGTCATGACGTCGCCGCTCTGGGCGAACTCAAGCGTGAACAGGTCAGCTGCAAGGTAGGGCGTGACGATTTCGTACGGCGACCCGCCGCTCAGGATCTGGCCGCCGTAGGTGTAAAAGCGCATGTACTGATCGCCGAGCTCGAGGATGTAGGTCTGCTCGGTGTTGAACTCGAAGGGGATCAGGCGCGTGGTGCCGGTAGTTTTGGCTTCGGCAACGAACTTGAGGCCGGGGCGGCTCTCCATCCCACCGGTGACGCGAACAAAGAAGTTCTCGGCTTTCTCAACGGCAACGGCGCGCTTCGACAGGTCGACGCGGGCGGCTACTGACGGGGAGACCTCACCACCGGCAAAGCTGGGCTGGATGAGTTTTGCCATGCATCAATACCTCGCAGAGATCCACGTTGCTTCGGCAGGCCGCACGGCTTCGAAGCCCTCGTTGGCGTCGGTCGCCTGCGCCTTGCCGATCTCGATGTCGGCGAGGGTCTTCATGTCGGACATGATCTGGCGGTCGCCGGTGATCGGCATCGCGATGTACTGGGCGATGCGATACGCCAGCGCGGTGACGAACTGCGGGTCGAATTGCTGCGGGTCGGTGACCTGCTTGGTGTACTCGATCGTCGGCTCGCTCTCGTTGCACAGGATGACGTGCACGTCGGCGCTGTTGCGCGCCACCTCGAACCGGATCGGCGGCTGATTGTCGCCCAGCGGGTTGACGATGCGGATGACCCGCAGCGCGTCGCTGGGATAGGTGTACATGTAGTCCCAGTTGCCCGGCACGACGCCCGCCAGAGGGGCGGGCGTCGCGTATTTGCGGGCAAACTTCCACGGGTGTTCCCGAAGCACCATGTCGCGCACGTCGTCGAACACCAGCTTGACCTGCTCGGCCTCGGGCGAGGCTTCGTTCAGCGAGGTGATGTCGTAGCGATCACCGATGTTCTGGAGTGCGAGGCGCGCGATTTGGACTTCGGATGCCATGGGTTATTCCTCAGCGCTGGGCTTGCGGCGCGAGCGCACCGGAGGCCGGCGGTTGTCGGTGATGGGCTTGATGGCAGCCTCGGAGCGCTTGAGCTGCTCCTCGTCGACCACCTTCGGCTTGATGGGCTTGGTCTGGTTTTCCTCTTCGAGGATCTCCTCGAGCTTTTCCTTGTCCTCGATGATGTCGGCAGACAGGGGCAGCTTGCCTTCGGTGGCAAAGAAGTCGGGCAGGGTGTAGACGCGACCGGCGTTCTTGCCACGACCCATGCGCCCGTAGGCAGGGTGGTAGAAGCCGTTCTTGTCGAAGCGTACGTTGATGGGCATTTGGGGTTCCTCTTCCATAGGATGGCAGGCGGGCCCGAAGGCCCGCCTGTGTTATCAGTTCGAAGCGTCCGGGTACGCTTTCCACTTCGCCACGTCCTTGGTCAGGAACGCATTGATCGCGCCTGCCGTGGTCGTGGTGGTCGCAGTGATGCACAGGATGCCGAGGTAGCGCTCGTAGGCGTTACCTTCCATCGGCAGTGCCACAGCAGCGATGAGGTCACCAGCATCCAGCTCGTTCAGGGCGGCGTCGTCGGTGACGAAGGTGCCCGTGTCGAAGTGAACGGTGGCAGAGCCATCGGTTGCAATGGCGGCCTGCGCGTCCGACACCAGCTGGAACTTGACAGTACCGGCGGCACCGCCGGTGATGATGTCAGTGTCGCACTGGATGACGAGGTAGATCGGTTCACCGTTGCCGATGTCCCGCGCTTCCTGCAGGTCGATGACGTCGCCGATGAGGGCGGTGCCGGCAGATGCCGCAACGCTGGTCGCATCGGCGAACTCAAGAAGGCTGTCGAGGATCATGTCTGATCTCCTTTCTCAGGCTCACACAACGCGAGCTTCGTTGATGGACAGGGCGTCGCACCGACGGATCGGATAGCCACCCCACGAGGTCTGCATCGTGCCGCCGACCATTTCGGTGGTCAGGGTCGAGTTGGAGACCTTGTCTGCGGTCTGACGGCGCAGGAACGCGAGCACCTGCTTGTCCATGTACCAAGCGCAGCGCCCGAACGAGGGGTTCGGGATCTCCGTCAGTGCACGGTGCATCAGATCGTTCAGGTCTGCACCACCGGTGAGGTCCGACGTCAGCTCACTACGATCGATGTTGGCGATGCGTACGGCATAGCGCCAGTCGCGAAGACAAAGGCCAGCATCCCAGCGGTAGTGCGTGCGGTACGCCTGCATGCGACCGTTGTTGCCGTCAGCGTCCTCGATGGTCACTTCACCCAGATCACGCTGCTGAAGACCGGCAGTCGAGCCTTTAGGCACGATACCGTGGCAGGTGTTGGGCGACCAGCAGATCAGCCAGATCGAGGCGTTGTCCGAACCCGTGCCGCCGCCATCGATGATGTTGTCGCCGTTCTCGGCAGACTTGTCATTGTAGCGAGGCGCGAAGCCGGTGAACTCTTCGGGGGCGGTGGTTTCATCGCCGTAGAAGAGCGTGTCCGCGATCTCTTGGTTCATGCCCTCGATGTGAGGACGGTCTTCCTGCAGACGGAAGGCAGCGGGATCGCCCGCCATGTCCACGAGGGCCTTGTCGACCTCCGCGTAGTCTTCCAGCATGCCGCAGGTGTCCGTCACTTGGACCGCACGGCTCTTGGTCGGCTGAACGCCGCCGTAGAGCTTACGCCAAGTCGGGGTCGGGAGACCCGAACGGATCGACGACCGGTGACCGGTAGTCAGGTTGCCTTCGAGCCAAGTCATGTCCGCAAGGATTTCGTTGGTCTCGTTCAGGATCTCGACGACGTCAGCAATGGTGCCGTCGGGATCGGTGACCTTCGCGAGGTCTGCGAGGGTCGGGTTTTTGACGCCAAGTGTGGCCATGTTGGGCCCTCCTTCTATTACGCCGATTTGTCAAACATGGATGGGTACATTCGCTTCAGCGTCCCTTCCGTCTGCGGGGCAGCGTCGCCCTGCAGAAGTTTCGGGTCAGCGATTGCCTTGCCCACGCGGTTCAGGAAGCGCAGCACCGCGGGATGGTTGCCGATCGCCAGTCCGTTCGGGTTCTCAGGGCTGGGCGACTTGAGCAGCGCACGCAGATCAGCATCGCCGAACTGCTTGATTGCGCTTTCCGCGACCTTGAGGTTCTCGGCGAACTTCTCGCCACCGATCTCCTTGTCGGCCTTGGCACTCTTGCGCCAGTCTTCGACCCGTCCATTCCAGCTTTCGACAGCCGCCTCGTTGAGCTGCTGCGCGCGATTGATGTCGTACTCGATCAGCGATTGGTACTGCTTTTGCGACAGCCCCATCTCGCGTGCTTGATCGGCGAACGCCTCAATCTTGCCCTTGGTCTCGTCGTCAAGCTCGAGGCCCTCGGGCGGCTCGAAGGTGTACGTTTCCGGCACACCCTCACTTCCACCGCTCTCGTCGTCCGACAGCAGATCGGCGGCATCTGTAGCGCCTGCATCAGCAGACGTGGAAGCATCGGCAGCGGTGGTGTCAGCTGCCGTGGCTTCGGTTGTTTCTTCGGTCGCGACGAGCAGGTCGCCTTCAGCTTCATCAGCCATCGTTCTTTCCTCTCTTCCTAGTCGCCGAAGTGGTTTTCTTCCAACATCAGCATGAACTTGGCCTTCGCCTGCGTGCGGATCTGCTCAAGCAGCGCCTCACCCACGGATCTGGCCCCCTCGTTGAAGGCAGTGCTGTCACTGTCGCCCGGGATGTGACTGAGCCTGCCTACATGACATGTACCATAGATCAGCTCGTACAGGAAGCGACGCCCCCGCGGCTCTTTCAGGATGTAGTCCAGATCGCGCTGGCGATCGGCCTCTTCCTTCTCCGCTTTGGCGACCTGTGCCGGATCTGATGCATCGTACATCATACGGTCGCGCCTCCACCTTGCAGCAGCGCGGTGAGTGCGTTCGGGTTCTGCGTGTCAGCTTCAGACAGCACCTTGGCCGCCTGCGCGCCCTGCTGCAGCTGCATCATCTGCTGCTCAGCCTGCTGCGCCTCGCGGCGCTGGGCGCGGATCGCCTCGACCTGATCAGCATCGCGTAGGATCTCCGGGCTGGTGCCGAGGATCTCGCCGTAGCTGCGGATCGCCTCGTCTGCATCGAGATTATCGACGATCTCGGGGAACACGGCGCTGAGGTTGCCGGCGAACGAGAACGTGCGCTCGATCGAGGCAGCGGCGACCGCCTCCTGCGCCTGTGCCAGCAGCGAGATGTACTTGACCTCAAGGTCGACGCCTTCAAGCGCGGGCGGCGGCGGTGGCAACATGCCTGCCTCGAACGCGAACAGGAACACGTCCTCGATCAGCGGATCGAGGAACTCGGTGTTCAGGCGCTGCAGCACCGGGCCCAGCAGCACGAGCTTTTCCTCGTGGCGCTCGGCGACCTCGGTGGCGGTCATCATGCGCCGATCGCTGTTAATCATCATGGCGAACAGGTCAGCGTAGAAGCCGCGCTGGATGCGGTTCTGCACCTCTTGGATGTCCATCATCATCTCGTTGATGCGGGGCTGCACGGTGTAGGCAGGCTGGAAGCCCTGCGTGCCCTGCTGCGGGTCGACGTAGGTCGTGCCACCCGGCAGCACGGTCGACGGCTTGCCCTTGAGGCTGAGGCTGCCCACCATCGGCGGGTTGACCATCTTGTCGATCGCCTGCGCCTTGCGCTTCTGCTCATGCTGCAGCTGCTTGATGTCGCCGAGCTGCTCCATGCCGGGGCTGACGCCGTAGACGTCGCCGCCCAGCACATCCCAGCGCGGGCAGTAGGCGGGGAAGCGATCGAAGCCGCCCTCCTGCAGGAGCTTGTCGCCGTCGGCGCCCTTCTCCATGTAGACGTCCATGAACGCCTTGTTCTTCGGATCGAGCGGGCGCGTCAGGTCGCGCTCTTCCATCCGGCGCGGCTGGATCATGTGGATGACCTCGATCCGCTCGTCGTAGTTCTTCTGGTCCCACAGGCGCTTGACGGTGCGCGAGACGTTCGACCAGTCCTCGCTGCCATCGCGCTGGATGACAAACTGCTCGACGATCTGCGACACGCTCATCGTGAACTCGCGGCCCAGCGTTTCGACCGCGCCGTATTCGTTCTCGGCGATGACGTATTCGCCAGCGGTGAACGGGCGGAATGACACGATGTCGGTCGGGTGCCGGCGCCGATACAGCGCAGCGGTGCCGAATGCACCCAGCTCGGTGTAAACGGTCGAGGCGCTGTTGTAGAAGTTCGAGCGTGTCAGGATCGTGCGGATGATCCGCTCGGTCTGACCCAGCCAATCCTTGACGCCCTGCGCGTCCATCATCTCGGGATCTGGTGTCTGCAGGCGGAACCACGGTCGCGCCGGGCTGGTCATGCCGCTCATCATGCCGGCAGCCAGCGTGCGCAGCGATTGGCCGCCGGTGTTGTCGACGATCTTGGTGCTGCGCTTGCGGCCCTTGCTGTTCTGGCTCTCGATCAGGTAGCGCCCGCGCCGAGGGATAAGGTAATCCGAGATCTCTTGCCAATGGCTACGCCAGCTCGACCGGTCGTCCTCGAGACGTTTCCAGCGCAGATAGATCGCGCCCCGCTTGCCCTTGAGCGAGCTGTTCATCAGGTTTTCAGGCGTCTGCGCGACCATCGGTTACTCCCCGGATAGCGACGGCTTGGGCGGCGGAGGCGCGGTGTCCTGCGCCTTGGCTCGCTCAGCGATCGCTGCGTTTGTGCGTTGCTGTGACATCACTGCCCCGTCAGAGATTTGAGGGCGCGTGCCGTGTCGCTGACGCTCAGGCCCTGCGCACCGCCGACGTTGCGAACGCTACCGCCGACGCCTTGCTGCATGCGACCGCGACGGCTGGCGTCAGCACGGGCGCGGCTGGTCATCGCGTCCTGCATCGTCGGTGCAGGCGGCGGGGCTGCCGGAGGCGGAGGCGGCGGTGGTGCACTGCCGCCGCCGAGGCCGG